CCATATCGCCCATCGCGCCTGCCACCGTGCGCTTCATGTCGGCCATCTCCTTTTGGAGCCGGGCGACGTTGGTGATCATTTCAATTTCGAGGGTGCCTGCTTTCACGTGCTGGGCTCCTTCGACATCATCAGCGCCCGGAAGGCGTTGGTCACTTTCCGGGAGACTTCATCTCGGTTGAGGACGGACGTGGCAGTCCATGGCGGCGGGCAGTCCGGATCGCGGGCGCGGACGGTTTCAGCGACGAACTCCACCGATAGGCGCCGCAGCAGGCGGACCAGCCACGGAGGCAGATCGAGCCCCATGCAGCGCTGCCACTGGCCAATCGTGGCCCAGGAAATGGGGACTGCGCCCATCGCGCCGGGATCGGTGGGGCCGACTTCCATGAGCCAGTCGACCACCCATGGGGTGCGGATTGGAGGGAAGTCAGGGGCAAGATCGTCGATTGTCATCCGCTGTAGCCGGGTCAGCGGCTCGGCATCGGCATCCGGCTTGATCTGCTTGTTGGAGCGCGGTTTTGGCGCCGTGCCCAGCCACGCCAGTTGCCGAACGTAAAGGCTCAGCTCGCGGCCGAGCTCTTCGTAAAATTTGCCCAGTCGTTGATGTGGGCTGCAACCTGGGTGGCGATGAACCCGATCGAGGGATCGGCATAGGCCCTGCGGAACAGCTCTTGGCCTTCGAGGCCGTCTGCCGGCGGATAGGTGAAGCCGTTGAAGCTGACTGTGCAGGCGGCGAGAAAATCGGCCTGTTCGGCGAGTTTTTCCTCGGCCGACTGATCCATTTTCCCGCGCTTCTTGATCTTGTCCATCAGCTGGTTCTGCTGGCGGGCTTGGGCGCGCTGGTAGACCTTGGAGCCCGGGCCGTAGACAGTGATGGAGAGGCGCTTGCCCTTCTCGTCGAACAGCGGTGCATCGTCGCCGCCGACGAGTTCGACGGTCGAGGTGTCGGTGGCGGCGAGGGTCGTGATGTCAAACATGGAATATCTCCGTCAGGGTGTCAGGGATTAGGGGGCGAGGACTTCGACAATGCCCACCCCGGCTGAGTTGGTCGTGAGTTCGAGGGTCACCGTGGCAGTCGTGATCTGGTCGACCGAGCCGACGTTGACCTTGAAGCTCATGACCTGCGCCTGGAAATAGTACTTGTCGCCGTTCTGGGTGGTGACGAGGAAGCTGTGGTCGGCGTCCGACAGCGAGGCAGACTTGAGCAGGATCTGGCCGGCATCGTCCGTGTCGAGGCCGAGCTGGATCTGCATTGTGCCTTGGTTGAAGCTGCCCTTCTTCTTGACGACGCCGCGGCTACCAACGGGGTTGAAGGTGACGAGATTGAACTCGCGGCCGAACTCGCCAAGGTCGGAAACTTCGCCAACCGTAGTCATGGTCAGCGCGTTGTAGCCGGTGGCATCGAAGGTCGCAGGGGTAGAGGCCGACACCTTCAAGGTGGTGCCGGCGGAAGTCCGAACGGTCATGGCAATGGGTCCTTATGAAGGTGAGGCTTCAGCGCGCCTCGTTGAATGAGACGCGGAAGTCCTGCGTCTGCATGTGAATGCCGGTCTCCTCGTCGAGGAAATCAGGTCCGGCGGAATCGGTGTGGACGGTGACATCTGTCAGCCCGTCGATCGCGGGCATCTGGTCGGCGGCGGCTGTGCGGACAGCTGCGATAATGGCTTTCACTTCAGGGTAGGTCCGGGCCAGCACGGTCACCTGCACCCGTTCAGTTACCCGGCGTTTGGAGCCCGGCGCAGGAACGTTGCGATCGACGCTGCTGACCGACATCAGCGATATCGCCGGCAAGTCCGTGCCCTGAGGCAGCATTCCAGCGGCGATCCGCGCAACAGGGACAAGCGCCGTCACCCTGGTGTCAGCCACCAGGAGCGAGCGGACCGCAATGACCCCGTTCATTCGTCATCGACCTCAAGGGTCGGTGCCTTCAGGTTCCCGATCTGGACGCGGTGGGCGATGTAGGCGCCCATCGCATTGACGGCTCCCTCGGCTTTCTGGTCGAGCGCCGGGCGCAGGAAAGGTCTGGCCGCGTGACCCGGGTGCATGACTAAGGGTCCAACGAAGTTCTCGCCGATTTTGAGGCTACCCCGTTTCACCATCTTGTTGATCGTGCCGATGCTGATCTTGCGTGGACCATGGCGCGTCTCACGCACCGGCTTGTCGGCCTCGGAAACTGAGATGAGGTGGGGCGCGACGCCATATTCAACGAAAAGGCCGAGATAGGAGCCGGGCCCACGCAATTTGACATAGGACGAGAGTTTGGCGCCGTCGGTCCGGGTGCCGATCCCGATCGCCTTCTTGAGCTTGCCGGTACGGACCGGGACATTGGCCTTGGCCTGCTGCTGAATGACCTTGGCCCCAGCGCGCAAGCCGCCTCGGATGACATTGCGTTCAAGGTTCTTGGGCAGTTCGTCGAGCAGACGCAGCAGTTCCGGGCCGCCCTTGAGCCTGATGGTCATGGCGAGGCTCCTTCACTGCTCAATTCCTCGACCATGATTTCCATGGCCTCACGGCGTCCCAGTGTGGCCGGGCCGGAAATGATCTGATGGGTGCGGTTATCTATGATAATTCGCATATCCGCCGAAAGACCGGCGAGATAGCGGATGCGGATGCGGGATGGCCGGCGGGCGATCTGGATGTTGTCCGCCAATCGCTCGGCCCGTGAGGGCAGAATGTCCTTCACCTCGGCCCAGACGCAGGCAAATTCGGTCCAATTGACCTGTTCGGTACCATATTGCGGGTCGTGCGTGACGACCTTGCGCTCAATCCGGATCCTTGTGTCGAGCGTCGAGGCTAGATCCAGCGACATTTGAGCTGACCCACCAACGTGTCGAAGGCGAGACAGGCTGCACCTTCGCGGTTTTCGAAAAGGGATGCGGTTTTGACCAGGATTGCAGCGCGGGCGATCGCCAGATCAGGGTCATTCTCGCCAAATCCGGCCGACAGGGCGATCTGGATCAGGCCGTCCGTGCCCAGTTCCGGCCAGGATTTCTGGGCTGCCGGCCGGATGCGAGTGAACCCGTGGCGCCGGCGAACGACATAGACCTCCTCCGGCAGTGTCACTGTTGCCCCATCGGCAGCAGTATATCGGATCTCAGCGACCGTGCAGGGCCGGATGGGCACGGTGATTTCGTCTTCCCAGCCTTCCAGCTGCAGTTCGAGGACCTGTACGCAAAGCTTCAGGCCAGTCTGTTGCTCCAGTTCTGCTTGGGCCGCATCCAGCTTGGCACCCAGCAGCAGGTCCTCGTCGCGGCCATCAAGCCGAAGCTGCTGGCGTGCTTCCTCGAGCGTCACAGCACGGTCCTGGGGCGGCTCGATCGTGACGATCTCAGACATTATTCCGCCTTGGTTCGGTGCGTGGAGCCGGATTTGCGCGTGACAGCAGGTGCCGGTTCACTCCCGCCGACCTCAACCGCAAGCCCGCGTTCGATCAGCTGCCGGCCAAAATGGTCGTCGAGCTCGAAGCTCTGGCCGGCAAGGATGTTGTTGGAACTGACCGAGCTGATGTGCAGGGTATCAAGGGCTTTGAGGATCATGGGTTATCCCTTCCGTTGGATGAGAGGGCCGGAACGAGCCGGCCCCGTCAGCATCAGGCAGCCGTTGCTGCGGTGGCAGCCGCCGCGAAGTCGCCCTTCACGAAAGCCTCCGGGCGGTAGACCGCGAGCGCGAGGCGCTCTTCGGCCAGGACCGTCACCAGGTTCTTGCGGAAGTTCTGGTCGTCCTCGGTCGAAATCTCGACCATGGCGTCCATGCGGTCGAAGATCTGCGCTCCAAGCTGGAAGGCGCCGGTCAGGAACTTGCCGGTGGCCATCGACTGGGTTGCCACAACCGGCTGCCCCCACAGCGTCGGCGACAGGTTGCCCTGAGGATTACCGATGATGAACTGGCCAGTCGTGTCCTTGAGCAGTTCGATCGCCGCCCAGTCTGACGGATGCAGCACGACGCCAGTCGACATGAGCTCGGAAAGAGCCGTCTGTAGCATGGCAAGGCGCAGGACATCGATCCGGGTGACAGGCGCCGGAATCGTGATCGGCGGCGCAAAGGCGGTTGCCTGCGTGTAGACGCCGTGCAGGTCGGTGCCCGTGCCGCCACCGTTCAGCAGCTGGTTCTCTTCAACGAGCGCCAGGCCATAGGTCAGGCGTCCGTCGATGTAGGACTGCAGCATCGGCACGTCGTCGAGGATCTGGCGAGTGGCCAGAACCCAGTGGGCGATCGTGGTAACGCTGCTGGTTACCACATCGAACTTGATGTCGGTCTGCGGCTTGGTGGCACCGGCCGTTTCCGAAACGGTGGCCGCTGCATTCGTGAAGCCGGTTTCCTTCACATACTGGACGGCGTTGCTGTTGGTGCGGCCCGGGGTCAGCAGGTCGCGGACCGTCAGGCGGCGCTGGCCAGGGGTGATGATGCCCGGCTGACGATCGGGCACGATGAGGTCGCCGGCCGAGCCGTTGGCATCGGTCGTGAGGGCAGAGACGATCGCCTTGACCTCGACACTGGCGCGGCCGCGGGCGGTCTTGCTGTTCAGGAACGGCTTGATGGTGTCGGACGAAACGACGCGTTCACCAATGGTCCGATAGTCGGAGCGTTCGTCGTCCTTCTTCTTGCGGGCGAGCTTCTGCTCGACCTCGTCGAGGCGGGCCTTGGCTTCATTCAGCGCGGTCAGCGCC